GTCCTTGGGCAGGTTCCAGGTCCGGTCCTCGAACCGGGCCTTCAGTCTGGGCATGGATTCTCTGTACCAGGACTCCGTGGGCATCACTTCCAGGATGCGGTCCGGCCCGTATTCCTGCCGGGTTTCCTCGGCCAGGGCCTGACCGTTGCCCCTGGCGTCCATGGCCCCGCCCTGGAAACGGGGGAGCCTGTCCAGGATGTAGAAGAGTATCTGGCGCTGGGTGCGGAAAGGGCAGTTGCGCAGTTCCAGAATGAACGGGGTGATCAGATCCAGCCCCAGGGTCTCCTGGCCCGGATGGATCACGGAGAGGTCCCCGGACCTGCCGAAGTCCTGACCGAAATATGATTTCAATGTCTGGTCGAGACGGACGAGGATCGGATCGATCTCCACGGCGCACCAGTCCCGGACCTCGCGCACGGCCCTGGACTTGGGCCAGTCCACGAAATCCTTTGCCGGTGGCTCCCATCGAATGACCGGAATGGATGGGTCCATGACCGCTTCGATCATGTTGCGGTTCAGATAAAAACCAGACCCTGAAGATGGGACAACATCCAGCTCTTCAGCTGCATCATCGCCATAAATATCATAGGTCTCCTTGATGAATGCCTTCTCGCCTTCCGGTGTCCATTTTTTGCCCTGCTTGCGACAGATCCGGTGATACAAACCTTCTTCCACGGCCTTCATGAACGGGCACCGATGCACAACGGCCCCGGGGCGCTTCCCGGCTCGGATATCCTGGATCAGCTGATTGAACGGATTATCCTCGCCATTGTGGGTTGAGATGACCCGGATCACAGCACCCCAGATCAGTAATGCCAGGGCGGCCTTCAGAAACTCTTCCAGGTTGTCCACAAACGCCGCCTCATCAATGACAACCTTGCCCTGCTTGGACCTGATAACGCGGGGATGGGACGGTAAACCGGTGACCATATGGCCGGAATCAAACCTGATACGATAGACCGTTACGGACTTCCTTTCGTCGCCCTCCATGAAGACCTCTTGGTCCTCGAACACGTCCCCGGCAGCCAGGGAGTACAGACGGGCAAAAAAGGCCACATCCCGCACGAATTGTTCGGTCATTTCCTTGTTGTACGAGGTGTACCAAACGTTCATGCCCCCGGATTTTGCGGGCTTGGATGCCAGCAGAGCATCTTCTGCAGCCTCGCCCCAGGAAAAACCAATACGCCGGCCTTTTTCGCCTACGGCCAGGGGCGCGGTTTCCTGGTTCCAGCGGACCTGGTAGGGCAGAAGAATAGGTTCCTGTTTTTGGACGGCTGTCATCCCTGATACCCCAGAAGTTCCTCAATCTGTCGGACGGCCTGGTCGGAAAGGCCCTTGGCATTTGTCTGCTCTTCCTTGCTGCCGGTCTGCGCCCGCATCTGCCCAATCATCTCCATGGCCTGCCGCAATTCCTTGATCGCCTTAAAATCGACTGTGCCCGGATCTCCCAGCATCATATTCAGCTTTGCTTCCACCGCCTCACTCAAAGCACACACGGCATCTTCGGCAGTCCGGATCTCCCGTAGGGGCACGGCGCGCCGTGCCCTCTCTTCCGCCCCGGCCTGCACCGCCTTTTCCTTGGCCAGCGCCAGGTTCTCTAGACTGGCCACGGCAAAGGCATCCTGCGCCCCCTGGTCGGCAATCAGCTTCTTGAGCATCCCGGACCGCGCCCGCACAAAATCCGCCCGGATCTCCGACTCGGCCAGGGCGATCTCGTCCCGTTTCTCGCGCCACCGGTACTTCTCGGACCAGCGCTTGAGCGTGCTCGATGCAATCCCGGTCTGTTCGGCAACCTTGTCGAAGCTCAGACGGTCCACGCAGTACATTTCCTGCGCCCGCCAGACGGTTTCAGGCTCATGCTCCCAGCCCATTATTCCCCCAGGATGCCCTTGACCGAGCGCAGGCGCTTCAGGTCGGACAGATATTTCAAGTGCAGGTCGGCCAGTTCCACTGCGGTCATGGCCACGGCCTCGATGTCCAGTTTCTCCAGGTCTTCGAAGGGGTCCAGCTTGCCCCGGATCAGCTCGATCATTCCGGCCGCCCGGATCTCGTCCCGCCGGACATCATTTTCCAACTCGGCCTTGCGGCCCATATATCTTGCTCGTTCGCTATTCACGACGACCTCCCGGCTTGCCTCGCGTCGATTTTGTCGCACAACCGCTGCATGGTCTGGGTATTCAGCACGACCACGGAATGCAGATCCCTGCAGACCCGCTCGTATCCCTCCACCAGCAGCACGTTGTTCTTGTAGTATGTTGATATTGCGTCCACCGACTTGCCATATTCGTCGAGTATCCTGCGGGTATCCTGACGGTATGTTTCCAGCAGATCGGCATGTCTGCGAGCCGTTGTGCAGGATAAAAATATGACGACAAACGGCATGACCAGGGGCAGTCCCAATACCAGGACCCCGATTCCCCACGGCCCCAATGCGCCGACAATCTGGGCCAGGGCACCCATGGCCGCTGCTGTTGATGCATCCATCTAGTTTTCTCCCATTGCATCCAGGTAATGCAGAAGTTCTGCAGTATCGTTCCGGTCAATACAGATGCCGCCCTGGTCATTCCTCGTCGCGCTTTCCAGAACCGGAATCGGAACCGGAGCCCTCTCCGCGCTTAAACCTGCGCAGGAACTCAGCAGCAGGATCGCGCTCAACACGATCAAAACGTTCCTGAGCCTTACGCCTCCTGATCCCGTCAAGAACCGCGGAGACAAGGCGGCCAAGCAGGGCCAGAACCCGAAATGCCGCATTCATTTTACCTCGACCTTGGACTTTTCCGGACCCGGGTCCTTGGCCTTGCCAACCACTCCACCCAGGAATTCGACGACCTTGTAGACCTTGCCCACAATTTTATCGTCCTTTGGTGTCGGAGTCAGGGCGGTAATGGCAGATGCGGCAAGACATACAGAACCTGCGGCAGCCAATATTTCCACGAGATGTCCGACTATCCAGTTGATTATATCCATGAGACCTCCATTTGTTACGCCGAAAACAGCTTGAATCCGTACCTGCTCACGTCATGATTCCGGCAATCGATGTGCAGCCAGGAAACGCCCGTCTCCATGGCTGTGACCATGTAGTTCCCCAGCTGATCCCGTACCATATCGGGTTCATCCAGGATGGCCTGTCTGATGGTTTCCGCAGGGCATCGCAAAGGGATGAGATCCAGAGCCCGGCCAAAGCGATGCTGGGACAACGCCGCGCCAATGTCGCAACCTGCAGGGCGGTATCCGCGATACCGCTTGGACCCGCCGCTGTGCCAGTCGTTGACCAGCATGGGCCCGAATTCGTCACGCAGCAGATCAGCACCCCGCAGGATGCGCTCATCAAACACATGCCATAACCTGGCATCATATCTGTCGAGTTCAAGTGGCGGGACAAGCTCATGCAGGTGAAAGTAGGTTGGTCTGTACATGGGGGCCATTGATAATGGCCGGGTCGGAAGGGGGGAAATGAAGGGAGTCAATATTTTTTTTGCAGAGAAAACGAGAAAACCCCGCCCTCATACATTGAGAGCGGGGTTCGTTTGGGCAATATTATACCTGCTATTCTGGCCGATACATAAACGACCATTTCCCTAAGGCCAAGCCATCAAAAGAGACGTCGGTCGTAAACGTCCGATGGTATCGAAGTGTATCTGTCGTTCGGCCGGAAAGGGTGCAAGTTACGGTGTCGACAACAGTCTCTCCCTTTACCAGAAAGAAAATAATCCTGCTGTTATGAACGTGGCGACACTTTTCGTCATGCGTCCAGTCTACGGTTCCATCGATGCAATATTCTTCACCGCTCTTTGACAAGACGGTATTAAACACACCGTACATGCTATAATCTTTCATGCTGTACGGCAACGAGCTTTCGCTGATAGAAACGACGTTAAGCCGCACCCTTTTCCCAACATACGGACTCGAACAAGCCGCCAGCAACACCGCACCAAAAAACAAAAAAAACAACCTTTTCATTTTACCCAACCTCCTTTTTTTCGATGCCCCATACCCCCTGCATCACACTCATGCAAGGCAAAAATCAAAAAACCCCGCTCTCACATGAAAGCGGGGTTCATTCAAATCAACACCGGGTTCCTGCCTGTTCAACGGCATTCCGGATATCCTGACAGATATAGGCCAGCCCGGTCACTTCATCCGGGGTCAGCTCAAGGCCTTCTTCGGGGTGGACGTTGGACAGCATGCCGTTCAGGAAGGCAACCACGCTGCCGACCTTGTCCAGCACGTCCTGGGGGTGATCATCGGGAGCACAAAGAACGCTCATGACCGGACCTCCCATGTCGGGGCATTAAGGGCGATGCTGTACAGCTCGTCCAGATGGGGGAGGACCTTTTCCTGGTACCAGCGGTAAAACTTGGGGTGTTCGTCACGGACAACCCGCAGGCACTTTCGGGGGGAAACAATGGTCACAGGGTTGGAGTGCGCCCCCTCCATGGCCAAACGCTCGGCAACGGCCATGGGGGATACACCGTACTGGTTGCACAGTTTTTCCATGGGGTAGACGAAAAAATCCACATCACGCACCAACCCTAAGGTCTTGAGCTTCTGGGTCCATCCGGTGTACAGGTCTGTCCCACAAACCACGCGCAGAAAATCCTTGGCAAGGATCATGGGCTTGTCCTCGACCAAGAGAACGTGAACAAAACCATCCCGGCACTTGAACCGGCGAATGGGGAAATCGACAAAGATGGATTGTTCGACCCGGGCAAGATTATTGCGCAGCACGCTGAGCTCTTCGGTAATCTGGTGGTTCATGACGAAAAGCCGCTCCGTCCGTTTTGCAAAGAGGCTGACCTGGTCAGTCATCATGGCCTTGAGTTCCTGCTCGCAACGGATGAAATACCGGCGAGCCTGTCGGCCCTTTTCGTTCTTCTCGACCATGGCGAGCTCTTTGGCCATGTCCAGGGTGACGTGGTATTCTTTGCTTGGGCGACCGCCTTGGGGGTTTTCGCCAGAATTGGCGAAAACTATAAAGTCTTCATTTTCTTGAAAATCGTACTGACGAATACGGTCTTTTATCCAGTTGGAAAAATCCTTGCCGACCTCAAGAAACCCATGCAGATCCCTCGCGGCCACGGTCTGGATCTCCCGCTCGCCAATTTCCCTTTCAGTAATCTGCACCAATGCCTGTTCCGTCATAACTGCTTCCTCCGTAGAAATTGTTGAATGCCCATTGCACAACGCAAAAAGGCCGGGAGCTCAACACCGTCTACGGACGGCGGAAGGTGTTTAGGCTTACGCCCTGGACATTCCCCTCGCACTCCCGGCCAAAAATGACCGTGCGCCTCGTTGCGCATAAAAAAGCCACTTACTTTCGGGAGTGGGACCGCGTAGATTCAAGGTGTGTTGAGCACCTGATTCCGCCCTTACCCACACCCCGCGTGTGGTGTCAACCTAAAACCTAAAACCTAAAACTTAAAACCTAAAACCGCCCCTACAACGGCAACCGCCCCTGCCGCGCCCGTCTCGTTTCAATAATTGCCCTGATCCGACGTTCCGTCAGGCCATACTTCTTCACCAGATCATATATTGCGACCCCGGACATGCGGTCACGGTAAATGGCGACATCCCGCTTCCGTTGCTGTTCGGATCTGCCCCAGATGGGGAAGTACACCTGGCACCCGGCAAAAAGCTCTGCAAGTTTCCGGGCCGTCTCCCGATCCGTGACCGCCTCGATCTCCTGGTAGATCTCTGGGATCATGCGTTCATTCATTGTCCGATCACCTCTGATACGGCCAGGGCCTGCAGTCGAAACAGCTCCAAACACCCTGCACACCTCGGCCCCGGGGCCTGCCGATCGGGGCACCTGGCACAGGCCACATCCCGGATGGCCGCATAAATCCTGTCCACGTCAACATCCGCCTGGGGGTTCTGCTTCCCGTCCATGATCGCCCTCATCCTCCGTTCCTGCCCGGCCTGATCCCCGGCATAGTTTCCGCTGGCCACCTGGTAGACCACGCCCTTGCTGGGCAGGGCCTCGGCATGGGCCTTCCAGAACTTGTATACCGACCCATATCGGGAAACGATTTCGGCCTTGAGGCTCATCGAGTTTCCGCTCCTTCTCTGTCCTGCTGCTTGGCCAGGGCCGTCGTGATGGCCCGCAGCTGGTCATGGTCACACCATACCAGCTTTTCTATCCCGAACATCTGCTTTGCGATTCCGTCGGCATACGCGGGCACCGGACGCCCCAGGGAGTAGCACTGGGCCCAGACCTTTTTGCACAACCGTTTCACCGGGCAGGCAGGCCTGTTCTTCTGCGTGGGAGTAAACCCCAGCTTCTGCATGTGGAACAAGACCTCGTTCAGGCCGCCCAAATCCAGATCCCCGGCAGACTCCCCCCCGCCAACCTCGGCCAGGATGGCCCTGTACGCATCGTCCGACAACCCAAGATCCTTCTTGGCAATGTGGATCTTGGCAAGCATGGTTTTTCTGAGCATGTTTCTGCTGGTCATTGTCTTCCTCCTGGTTGATCCTTGATTGCCGCCCCTGCGTGGGGGCGGGGGTCAAATATCAACCGGCCATGCGTTTTACGTCATCTTCGCTGTCCAGGAAGACATGGTTGACCTTGTTCAAGGTCTTCCGCAACCGTGCCAGCTTCCGCGTCTTTTGTTCGTCAATCTGTTCCCCGATCAAAACCCGCAACTGGGCCAGCATGATCTCCACATCAGCAGCCTCCTCGGCAAGCTCGTTTATGGCGTCTCTATCCCGCAGCACGTGCAGGGCAGCCGTTGCCAACTCGCTGGCCTCTTCCGCCACCATGGCAATCTGGGGTTTCGGTCCCCAGGTGGCCAGGGCTTCCTCGTAGATATTTTCCATGCGCTGATTTTCCATGATCATCCTCCGTTTGTTGCGAATTTCTTCTTCAGATTGGCAATATGCCCCAACGCCCGCTTTCTGTTCTCTTCCATGGCCTGTTCGTCCATCCTGGCCTGTTCTTCTGTAGATATAACCTGGCGGCCATCGGTCGGCTTGTATCGCAGCTCGTCCTCCTTTTTTCGGTGGATCTGCTCGAACCCCTTTTCCGCCATCTCATACGCAATGGCCCGCAAATAGTTGTGCCCGTCCAGGGGTCGCTGCAGCTTGCCGGATGCGTCCCTCTCCATCACCACCTTGATCCCTTCAGCCCAGTACCCAGGGTGATTGTCCACGACCCGGCCACCTTTCCACTGGGTCCGGGGCTCCCGGATCAACCCGTCCAGCTCCCGCACGATCCGCAACACACGAGACCAGGTCATAACCCGAGGGCTGTCAGGCTTCCGGAACAGCCCCAGATATGACCACACCAACCGGGGCAGCTCACCGGGCAACGCATCCACCAGAGTCACGGCAGCCTTGGCGTCCGCATCGGCCAGGAACAATTCAACCGGGCCGTAGGTGCCGCAATGGGGGCAGGTGGCTTTCATCCCCGCGCCTCCATTGCGTCCTTCATCGCCCGGTCACGGATCTCGTCATACGTCCACGCACACCGTTTCACCCCGTCCGGCCCGGCAGGGTGGAAGCATTCACACGCGCACCATCCGCTCTGTTTGTCTCCATGCCAGCAGCAGCAATGTTTGACGCAGAATCCCCGATCAACCTGGTCGCACGGGGGCCGGTTGATCTCCGCGCCTTGATATATTCCCAACTGGGAATCATACGTGTTACCTCGCAATAGATCCCGTCGACTACCCACCAGCCCAAAACCCTGGTCTCGCATAACATCCGTCCTCCGCTGCCTGATCCTCCCGGATCGTTCGTGATTTGGGCGAACACAAGGTTCGCCCCTACGTTTGGCTGCTCGTCAGACCCGAGGCGCCGCCCCCGGATGACCCCGCACCCACTTTGCACCGGACAAGGTGGGTGCAGGGTTTCGCATTATCGATCCTGCAATTTCTTCCTGGTTTCTTCGGCCTCATCAAAGGTCATCCCGGCCAGAGAGGCGCAGAATTCCCATTCGTCGCCGTATGCCTCCAGAAACCGCCCAAGGGCCTTGAGTTCCTGTTCTGTCAGCGCCATTTGCCAATCCTCCTCAAGCTCTCGCTCAGCCTCTTCCAGCACAGACTCGTCCATGCTCTCATTCAGGGCATCCAACTCGGCTACGATTTCATCCACCTGGCTGATGATCGTTTGGTCCAGATCGCCCCAGTTGTAGGCCAGCTGCCCCAGCGAATCATTGATCTTGGCAACCCTGCGCAGGGTCTGGCGAGCTCGCTTCCTGGTCCACTCGGCCATCAGACCGCCTCCCCCTGAATCTCCTGCTCGGCCACCTCGTACCAGAACGTGTCCTTCTCCACGCGCCGGGCATTCACCAGGGCCAGCTTCTCGTCAGACCACTGGCTCAGCTCGTCCTTGTTCACGGACTCCTTGGTCCGGATTGCCTCGACAAACCCCAGCTCCTTGATCTTTCCGAGCACCATGGCCAACGTCCTTTTTGGCTGGGGCTTGATCTCCTTGGACCGGCGGTACCCGATGCACCCGAAGTCCAGGTCCTTGGACCGCTTGTCCACGAACAGCTCGTCCTTGTTGAATTCCGCAAAGGCAAGCAGACCGTTTTCCAGGTTGGCCATCTTGCTCTGGAGAGGGGCAACCTCGGCCTCGGTCTCGGCCTTGAGTCGGTCGATCCGGTCGTTCATCGCGGATTCGCGGGCCTTGATGGACCGCTTCATTTCGGCGATCTCGGCCAGGGCCTTGTTGGCCTCGGCCAGGGATTTGATGGGGTATAGATTCTTTGGTTTTTGCCGTGCCATGATTCCTCCGTTATGCCGTTTGTGTCTGTTTCAACTGGGGCACCTCAAACAGCCCCTCCATTTCCTCGGCCTCATCCGCCGCAACGGACAGATTCTGCCGGACCAGCCGCAGCACCGCAGCCTGCTCCTCTCGTACCGACCCGAACAACGACCCCAGCGCGATCGCGCATGACCTGATTTCCTGGCTAACCATTGACCGCCTCCTTCATCCGTTTTGCAGGTGTAAACGTAATCGCCTTCCTGGCCGGGATCTCGACCCGCTCCCCGGTCCTCGGGTTCCTGCCTGATCGGGGTGCGCGCTCCACGACCTTGAGGGTTCCCACCTCGTTTATCAGCCGATGCCGACCGTGGATAACCAGGTCAGATGCGATGGTATCCATATACAGCTCCAGCACGTCCTTCACCGCAACCTTGGGGATTCCCAGATATTCCGCGATCTCCGTAATCACTTCACCTTTTGTCAGTCCGCCACGCCTTGTCATGATGTCGTCCTCCTGTTTTTTCCTAACCACCTAAAACCTAACACCTAAAACCGCCCCTAAAACACCGGTACATACTGCGCGTAATTGCGATAATCCCGGCCCTGATCCCACAGGTGCATGGTGTCCCACGGATCGTTGGCCCAGCCGGTAAACCCTACGGGAGCTCGTTTTTCCAAGACATGCCGGGGCTCTGCGGGCAGTCCGTTTGCCTCCCTGGTCCGGGCCACCCAATTTTCGCCGAACACGCCCGAGACTTCGGGCCAGATCTTGGCCATAAGCTGTTTGACGTAATACACTTTCCTCACGCCAAGCGACTTGATCTCGTAGCGGACCGTGAGTGCGCCCAGCGGCAAACGCGGGGTCACCATCCTGCCGTAGGTATTCCGCATCCGGCCAAAGTTACTCAGCTGGTACGGTACGCCGGGCACCTTACGCCACTCTTCACCGCTCATTGTCAGCCCTCCTTTTTTCCAACCTCGTGATCCGCTGCAACGCGGCATTGAGCTTGTATAGATCGCCTTTGTCGCACCAATCCGGGGCGGTCTTGCCCGCGATCTTTTCGCACAGGCCGCACAGCCTTGGCCGCCAGTTGTCTCCCAGGCGCTCCCTGGCCACGGCATAGACCAAGGCTCTCCACTCCTTGACAGACGGGTCCTTGGGATCTTCCCGATCAACCAGCTTGCCCAGGTGCTCCAGGACCTGCACGACCTCGCTGTTGCTCATGTCCGCGCATGACTCCTTGCCGGTCAACTCGGTCAGGATGACCCGGTACTCATCGTCCGTCATACCCGTGACCTTTTTGAAGATGTGGATCTTGGCCAGGGCGGTCTTACGATTCACCTTGCGCATCGCTCACCCTCCTTGGTTCGGCGTAGGGGCACGGCGCGACGTGCCCTTTCTCCGGCGTGACGTGCCCTTTCTCCAGCACCTCCAGAATTTCCCGCAATTCCCGGCAACACGTATCCCGCTCGCCGGGCAGGGCAACGCGGTCGAACAGTACCCGCCCCAGGGCCTGCCATGCCTTCTTTTTCAAGGGGTCTTCCGTGTCGCGCCGGGCCATGGTCGGGGGCTGCAGAGGGTTGCGGTCCCGGAGCCGGTACACCCGGCGGACCCCCGTGGTTCCCTCGACCTTTTCGTTGCCCATGATCTCGACCAGCCCTGCTGCCTTCCACTGGGTGACCAGCTTATGCACGTAGTTGGCGGACGTTCCGGCCAGGCGGGCGATATCGAAGGTGGTCCATGTGGGGGAAAGCCGCATGGCCCGCCATACCGCTTCGGTTTTGGCTGCGGGGCGATGGCCGTTCCCCTGGGGATCGACGTATTCGAACACCCCGCGATCCACGCGGTTCAGCTTGCCCTGCCGGACCAGGGTATCCACGGCGCTTTCCACCCGCTTGCGCTTGATCCCCAGCCCCCGGGCCAGGGCCACGGGGCGGATGAGCCCGGACATGCGAGCGGCCCCCAGGATGGCGGCAGGCAGTTCGCCCCTATTCATCGCCATCCCCCTTGCGCATGGCCACGGCAGCCCGGGCCAGGTCGGCGTTGATCTCCTTGCCGCGATTGGCCCTGAGCAACCGTTCAACCGCGTAGGCATCGACGATGGCCGGGCGAAAATCGCCTTCACACGCTTTGGTCAGCAGGGTGAGCGCCTGAGGATCCAGGGTCACACCCTCCATGGCCTGTGCGTAGAACTGGGCCAGGTCGGCCTGCTGCACCGGCAGAAACTCCATGCGCCGACGCACCCGCGAGCACATCCGGCGGGCGGGCTTCAGCTTGCCGGTCAGGGATTCCTCGCCCACCAGGACGATGGGGCAGCCGGTCAGTTCGTTCAGGTCGCGGAGCAGGTCCAGCAGCTTCATGCCCATGCGGTCGGCTTCATCCACGATGACCGCCTTGCGTTCCCGGCTCATCTCCTCGGTGATCAGTTCCACGGCCTGGGTGGCCCGGCCCGGCTTGCACTGGCACAGCTCCCAGCAGATGGCCTGGAGCATTGACAGGGGCGTCCAGGTGCCAATATACGACACATAGACAACGGATGACGGGTTGGAGACCGCGTACCACCGGGCACACTCGCTCTTTCCCCGACCGGCCCGCCCGACCACCACGGAAAACCCAGGGTGCCCGGCCCCACGGACCGTTCCGTGGGATTCCACCATCTCGGAGAATCCCAGCACATTCTGGGTTATGACAAATTCATTCTTCATCCAGCGTCTCCTTAGTGTTTGCGCCCCATTGCAGTGGGGCGTTTTTCGTTACGTAGGGGCACGGCGCGCCGTGCCCTTCTCCCGACTTCATCAACCCGGTCCCAACACCTTAAAACCTGAAACCTAAATCCTAAAACCGCCCTTATCCCATCTCTTCCTCCGCCCGATACCCGGCCTTGAGCTGTTCCAGATACTGCCGGTGGGCGGTCCAGTAATCCTTCTTCCCCTGGTTCATGGCCGCGTCTTCGGCCCGCATCCATTCACGGTCCGCATCGGTCAGACCCTTGCCATCGAACAGCACTTCCAGTTCCAGAAAATACTGGTACTGCTTGAGGGGCTGCACCACGATGTTCTGCCGCTTCCCCAGCTGGACGTTCCGGGCAATATACCGCTCGTAACTCTCCCGGCTCTTGCGTTCGATCTCCTGGATCTCGGCCTGGATCTCTTCGGGGGTGCGCTCCCTGATCCGCTCCTTTTCCTGTGCGCGCTGTTCCTGCTTGACCTTGTCCAGCTTGGCCGCGGCACGTCCCACCCGGGAGTAATCCAGCAGGGCAGGGACGGGACTGGTAAGCTCCCGGTACAATTCCTTGATCTCTTTCATCTCCGAACGCTTGCGCTCACAGGCCTCTGCAGCGGCTTCCTTGTCGCCCATGGGCACACGGTGGTTTTCCGCCTCGCAGATGGGATCCAGATCCAGGGTGAAAATCATGGCCCGGGACATGTCGGCGGGGTCGTAGCGCACATGCACCTGCTGGTTGTTGTACTGGTACATGGCCGAATGATGGAACTTCTCGCCCATGATGGACACCTCGCCCTTGGTCACTTTGCGGGTGGTCCGATAGAGCAGCATCAGGTCCACGGTCTTTTCGTCGACCACCACGGGCTTCCAGTTTTTGCTGGTCGCGTAGCAGGACAGGTATTCGTCATAGGGGGTGCAGTTCATCTTGTACCCCTTGTGGATGCGGACCTCGTTCCAGTACTTCACGGCCTCCAGCACCTTGCGCATGAACTCCTGCAGGGTGAGCAGCTGGCCTTCCGCCGTCATCCTGGCCAGTTCGGCCTTGCGTTGGCGGGAGTTTTCGCCCAGGTCGCCCGGGGTCTTGACGCGGCCGGGGACGTGAAATTCATCCTGCATCATCTGTTCGAAATGTCGGAACAGGTTTTCGATGGGCTTGGCCTTGGCGTTGTAGGGCCGGGCAAAGATCCGGTCGGTGATGCCCAGATCGGCCAGGATGCCCTCCCACTCGCCCAGCCCGTGGGCATGGATACCGGCCGCGTCGAAATTGGTCTTGCGTTCGAGAAAGAGCTTGGCCCGCTCGGGCTTGCCGTTATCATTATACAAGTGGGTGGGCTTGCCGTAGCGCATCAGGCCGGGGCGCAGGGCCAGGGCCATCATCTGGGAGTCGTACTTGCGTCCCAGCGCCCATCCGTAGATGAGCCGGGTACGCATATCGAGCCAGAAGTACCCCTGAGGGCGGATGGCGGTCTTGCGGACATCGTCCCAGACCCAGAAATCAAAGATATGCTGGTCGCCCACGATGTACTCGCAGGGGTGCACGTGGTCGTAGGATCTCCAGGTGGAGGAGCAGGCATTGTCCAGCCCCTGGTTGCCGCCGTCCCGATACCGCTTGAGACGTTCGTCCAGAGCCCGGGCAATGGCGTAGGCCGTGGTGCGGCCCCCTATCTGCCAGCCCTGGGCGGCCGCATGCTTCACGGCCTCGGCATAAAGTTTTTTGATGGAATAGGAGCGGTGCTCCCGCTTGAGCAGCATGCCCTCGAACCATTTGAGGGCCTCGGGATCCCATGAGCGGACATGCAGCCTGGAGACTTTCTTTGACGTGCTCAGCCCGCACAATCCGGCATCCTGGAACTTCTTCACCCACCGGTACAGGGTGGCCCGGTTCTTCCCGGTCTCCCGCACCAGGCGGGCAACCACTGCGGACTTTTGCCCGGGCCGGGCCGCCAGGACCTCTTCAACCACGCGTTGCTTGAGCACGGCCTCCTTGTCGTCCAATGCCCTGGCCGTGGCCCGGAGAAACGGGTTCACCGTGGCCCGGTCGGCCTCGGCAGCCTGGGCGGTCTCGTACCGGGCAACGGCCTGTTGCACGTCCTGGGGCAGGTCGGCCAGGTAATAGGCGTTGCCGCCGCCGCGACCGGGCCGCCTGTGTGCGGGCCATGCTTCGCGTCTGGCCCGTTTCCTGACAGCCCGATCCGAGATCCCCAGGGCCTCGCCTATGGTTTTTGCAACGTAATCATGGTTCATCATGCTGCCGGCTCCTCATCCGTTTATTTGCCCCGCCCTCCGTGGAGAACGGAGCTGTAAAGGGGTGAAGCTGTTCAGCCGGCCATGGGACCATAAACCCGCGGCAATCCTGCACGACAAAGAAACTGTCCGCACGAGTCCCATACGGCGACTTCGCGGTGGCCGGAGACGCGACATCGCACCCTAGAGCCATCCCGCCCGCGCAGGTCGGGATGTACATACCGTCGCCCGTCTACAGCGACGCCGCCGCGCACCACCTTTCTTTCCACCCACACGGCCGGACAGCCCGTGTTTGTCCGTACACAATTCACCATCTTTCACCTCCGTATTTTCCGTCTAAGCCCGTCCTGTGTCAGTCCGTGCCTACGCCGCTTCATCCTCATCATACTTCCCATCAAAATACGCCCTGGGGATGCCCAGTTCATCCACACAATACCGATACAGCCGGGCCGAAATATGCCGCCCCGCAATAAACCCGCTCACCATGGACGGGCCGACCCCAAGGGCCTTGCATATATCCACCTGCTTCACCTCGTGCATGGCCAAAAAGGCCTTGATCTTGTTGGTCTTCATATCAGTCCTCCTCCAAGCTGCTTGAGCAGTTCGGCTTTTTGCTTGCGCTGACGTTTTTCCTCCACCAGCATCCGCCCGTATTCCGCATAGGTGCGGGTCTCTTCATCCATCAGGGCCAGGCGGGTGGAGCAAAGAACCGCGTCCACCACCCCGGCATCGCCGGTGACTGTGATG